AAATAAGGGCTTACAGGTAATTCTGTAAGCCCTTATTTTTGTTTGACATCATAAAGTCTTATGGGGTTTGACATCATTTTGACATCAGAATATTTTAGAGATGCGTTCCACGATATCATCTTCCATCTTAGGAGTGACGTGTGAGTATGTATCCATTGTTTCTTGAAATGAAGCATGCCCTAGACGTTCCTGTATGGCTTTCATATTTGCGCCATTTTCGATTAAAAGTGTGGCGTGGGTATGTCTAGTGCCATGCATTGTAAAAGATGGCTTACCGATTAAATTAGCGTATTTCTTACATAACTTGCTAACCTCATCAGGACAGCGAGGTGCACCTTTGATGCCAGGGAATACTAGATTGTTATTAATCCAGTTCATCGTCTTAATTCTGCGTTTATCTATGACTACTTTATGCTTCATAAGTTCCTGGAGTGTATCCGTATCAATGGCTATTATCCGTTTTGATGATGTAGTTTTAGTTGTATTTGATATAACTGCAGTTGATCCGATTTTGAGTGCTGTTTGTGAGATGGATATGGTCGATTTCTTAAAGTCGATATCAGACCATCTTAGGCCTAACAATTCAGAGCGTCGCATACCTGTTGCAAATGCTAATTTAAACAACACATAATGTTCAGAATTAGATATATTAGATAAGAAACTCTTAACTTCATCTGCAGACAACGTTACCATATGGCGGACTTTGACCTGCTTTGGACGCTCTATGTTTTTCATGTAATTTTTATGAATGATGTCATCTTTTACTGCCTGTTCTAATATAGAGCCTAGAATTGTCATTGCGTAGGAGATAGTTCTTGATGATAAGCCATCCATCGACTCAAAGACGTAGCGTAATGTATTAGGTTTAATTTCTGCTAGCTTTACACCGCCAATTTTATCTCGAATATAACGATTAATGATCCCTGTATAACTTTGATAAGTAGCTGGTGTTATACTCTTTTCTTTTAATTGTAGCCATATATTAATCCAGGTATTTAATGAGATCGTGTCATCGAAATTGGCACATGATTGATTAGCATTTACGTATTTCTCCATAGCTTCAGCAGCAGCTTTCTTTGTGCTGCCATAAAAGTATTTACGCTTACCGTTTATCATCTTCGATACCTGGTAGCGTCCATCGGCTCGTTTTTTAGCCATAAAATAACCTCCTTGGCGTAAAATGGGTATAACAAATAAGCCTTAGAGGTGATATAATTAAATATGTGAAGGATATGTCATCGTGTAAGGCGTTGAATTAGTCGTTACCCTTATCTTAGTTGGGCGACTGGATAGTTTTTTAATAATATAGTGTTAATTATAGGTGCTATATCTATTGCAGTCATCTTAGAAATAGTTTTATAATGAGGTTAAGAGAGTGGTATTGTGAGATTTGGAGGTGGAGATATGAAATTGTTGAGGTTAATTCTGTCAGACATAGTTGTTTTTATATCTTTGGTTGGCTTAACATGCTTAATTGTAACAATCCCCCTATATCTATTTTCGATACCGTTAAATATATTTACAGAAATCGGAAGGTGGGCTATAAGCGTATTAATAGTATTATTTATTTTAAAACAGGGATATATTAAAATTAATTCCGTTTCCTAGGAATTTTTATATTTAAATCATTGTTGACTTCTTCAAGAGTGTCGTCAGATATCGCGGCACTCTTTTTCTTATTTTCATAATAAAGTTGTAAAAATGAAATTATCTTTTCCATCAATCCGTCTGTAGATAATTCTACCTCTGGATTGCCACTCTGATCGCGTGATATTTTAAGTTTTCCACCAACTACAAGGACTCCTATTACAGCAAGTGCAATTATGGTTAATACCGGTCCAAAATATTCTACAACTCCAGGACATTGAACATTTACCCTTGTACTGATTTTTCTAGCGGCCGCAGTTACTGCCTCGTCTTCGTTATTAATTGCATTTCTTAATTCCACAGCGCGTTCTAATATTCCCGTCATATATAACGGAAGGTGTAAACTAGGAATATCAGTTTGTCTTCTGACAGCTATATTAAAGTACGCTGTTCCGTCCATAATATAGAATGGGTTAATCGCGCGCTCAATGAATGCCTTATAATCGTTGGCATTTGATAGTGCTTGTTGATTTCTAAAAAATAAGTAAAGCTTTGGGTCTATCAAATACCTCTTTACGGAAGTAATCCACTTCACTTTTCTGCGCTTTAAATAAGGGCATGACTCTTCTTGTAGTGCGGCATCAATGTTATTAGCTTCATAATGGATGTCAGTTTCTAGGATGCCGAATGCAAATTCTTCGGATCCGGTAGAAGGGATAATTATAATATCTCCTTTTTGCATTTCTCTACAAAAACGATAAACCTGATTAAATACTCTGGTCGTATTTACACCATATTTTTCTTTAAATGGACCTATAATTTCGTCCGTTCTAGAGAGTTCTTCCATGCATGGAACATCATCCCACCCTATAGCCACAAACTCTTTTAAAAAGAATTCTTTATAATAATCCCCTCCGTGAGTTCTAAGAAACCAGTAATTTCGGTTGGGGACTATAGTCGGTTCTATTCCTTCCGATTTTAAAAAAGCAGTTAAATCGTCAAATGTAATTGATTCACTCATTTTTATCTCCCTTTATTACAACACATGATAATAGAAATTAATCTGATCTATATCGTCATGCCAGTGCTTTTTCTTTTCCTTTTTAGGTTATTGAACATCTTCGGAATGTGCTCGATGTATTTCATTATCGACTTGCCACTTTGCCAATGCCTTCTTAGTGCCTTCATCAACTTTGTGTAAGTCGTCCATTTGTTCTTGTGTCATACTAATAGTGCGTTCAAGATATTCTTGTTCGTCTAGTAATTCCGTGCTCCCGTCATCGTAATGCACTAGCACCTTTGGACCGTCTAAAGCCTTAAATTCGTCATGAGATACTTCAGTCCTAGAAAAGCCGGTTGCTGCAACTAAGGCAAATATAGTAGTAATTAATAAAGTCTTTTTCATTTTTAAATCTCCCTTTATAAATCCCCTTATAACGCTGATAAATAATGGTGGTAGAAATCTATATTTTCCAGTTCAGAGTCTTCAACGTTACTCCTGCGGACCATCTGTTCGACAAGGTCCACGTGTTTATCCAAGTAAAAGTCATCATTAATAATATGAATTAATTCATGCTTAATTTCCTCCCTCATGCGATCATGGGGGAGATTTTTATTTATGTAGATATTATGGGTATCCACATCTTCACATTCCTCCGACACAGCGTTGGCATGTGGTAAATCACAGTAAATTACATTAACTACCAAATTAACACTCTCCCTTATATACTATTTATTTTTTAATTTTAATAGTTCTATATATTCAACTGCTTTCTCCATATCCTCCTTACTAATATCTTTTGCTGCAGAGAATAGCATGCGGGCCCCTGGGCGTGTGCGTAAGTACTCAGCGAATTCAGCAGCTTCTTTATCTAGGTAATATTCCTCTTCGGTTTTATCCTGCCTTTCTACTAATTCCGATTTTGGCACGTGAAAATAGTTTGCCATCATTTCAATTTTATCTATTCTTGGGTATGTATTGCCTTTCAACCAATCTGTTAAAGTAGTGTATTTAAACCCTAAATCAGCACATAATTTATTTCTGTCTATTCCGCGACTATCCATTAGCCTTTGGAGATTTTGCGCCATAATTTCCTTATTGCCTAAATCACTCATCTTAAATTTCCTCTCTATAATAAATTCATAATAATTAATAACATAATACGATATTTCCGTAATAAATTCAATATTTAAACTAAAATTTTACGATAATTTACGGAAATTTAATAGACATTACGGTAAAACCGTAGTATACTCTAGTCATAGTAATAAGTGATGTTAATAAGAAAGGAGGTAATTTATGAAATATACACTTAGAATGCTCCGCGCATCCAAGTCTTGGACACAGGCTCAGGCCGCAAAAGAAATTGGCGTATCTACTGAGACTTGGGGAAACTGGGAGCGTAAGCGATCTTATCCAGACGTACCAAATATATCTAAGATAGAACAGGTATTCAATGTCGCTTATGATGATATTATTTTTTTATAGTTGATTACGGTTTTACCGTAAAGGAGAAAAAATGAAACCAAATAGTATTTTAAACACAGACCAATACACAAAGATTGTAATAAAGCGAGAAGACGACGATACAGTAGCTGCGGTTATCACTGAAGATGATGTCGAGCCTTCGCCAAACTATATCGCCGTGCTAACTCCTAATTATGACTAGCCTTTTGGTGGGTGTGAATCATGTCCGTGGCTGTCCTTTTGGGCTATCCGTCCATCTTTATTGTGAACAACTAATTCACTACCTTGATTACGACTAATCTTGCGCGCGTAATCAGTTGCTGGTTTCTTTGTGTCAAAGTGTTTGGTCGCTTTAGAATTTCCAGCGCCTTTAACATCCCAGCCACCACTTTTTGATGGCACAACATGTTGATTCTTACCCATATAATCATCTCCTTTCAAGGTGATTATACAAACAATTATTTAAGAATACACAAAATATTCATGAAAATTTTATGAACATCTATAAAGAAGGTATAAAGGAGGATTATTGTGGACAGGAATAAATTATGCATAACAGTCGCTGAGGCTGCTGAACTAGCAAGTGTTCCTCAAGATGTGATTCGACAATGGGCAGCCGACTTTGATTTCCCGTCGATGAAGATAGGGGCCCGAGGAGGTAAACGATTGATTCATTTAGATTCGTTTAATGCATGGCTAGGGAAACGATGCCAAGCAAGAATAGGAGAGTGAAAAATGAAAACATTAGCGTTGATTATGTTGGTTGCATGCTTCGGAATTTTGGAAGGATCCGATGTGCAAGGATACGAGTTGCATTCGTCTACAGTAATACTTTTGATTGCATGCACGATATCAGCTGTTGTTATGCTTTATAAATCATTTAAGGAGGATGAGCATTATGGACGGTATTGATGTAATCGGAGCGTTATTTATTTTAGTCTTAACGGCTACCGGCATTATGTTCTATGGCTGGTTGATTTGGATGTTGATACGATGAGAGCTCCAATTCGAATATGCACAAAATGCGGTGTTAGGTTAATCCCATACACTTATAACTACATTTATGACGAGATAAATCGTAAGGCAATTAGAGTATGTAAGCATTGCCACGATGAACATATTCGTCGTAAAAGTAAAAATGCTCGCACTCACGGCAATGAGTAACGAGCAAAGATAAAAAATATCCTATGTAAATTATACCAGATAAGGAGATAAAATGCCTGAAATAAAAACAATAAAAACCAAAACCACTGGAAATGTATTCGACTTTAATTTCTTTGCAGATAATAAAGGCAAGCACGAATCATTACAAAAGGTAGCTATAGTTACTACAAATAGCTATATCAAGCTTTCAATGCCGGCTTACAGAAAATTAAAGGGGCCGGAGCATTTTAAGGTTGGTATAGATATTAATAATAAAGTCATTTGTGTGGCGCCTGCGCTTGCAACAGAGCCATATGTAATTAAACCAACAGCAGTACAAATTGAAAGAAATACTATTTATATATCCAAAAGTCGTAGCGTAATTCGTAAACTCCAGGAAATTGGAATCCCTAAAATTGTTGAAGGAAAATTAGTGGAGGATGAATTACTGTTTAAATTTTAAAGGAGAACCAATCATGGAAAATCAAAATATCTTAACAATTAAATTCAATGACACAGAAGATCTTGCACTTAAAATCGCAGAATGGAATGAAATTTTAAATCATCAATGCTGCGGTAGTTGCCATGACAGCAAAGCGCCTACAGCAACAGTTTGTGAAACTATTGCTGTAGATGTGGTAACGCCTAAAGCCAATCCTAAAGTTGTAAAAATCAGAAAAGCTGAAGCGGAAGAAGAAACACCAAATAAAGTTGCTAAAGCAGAACAAGAACAAGACATTCATGTGACAGACTTCGAAGGTAACCCAACAAAACCTAAAAATGAAGAAAAGGTTGAATTAGTAGCAGAACCTGAACCTACTGAAACAACAAAGGTCGAAGAATCTACACCAGTAGAAACCCCTCAACAAGATACAGAATTAGATGTTGCTGCCGAACCTGTAGATAAAAAAGCCTTTTATAAGGAGTTTCGTGAGTGGATGGGCGAAGATGGGGTAAAAGCAAAGAAAGCACTTGCAATTTTTAGCAAACATGGTGTTACTCGTCCGTCTAGTGACTCTTTGACAGATGATCTTATCACCGATTTGAAATCCATCATGGCAGAGAAGGAGGCTTAAATATGGCTAAGCAACAATTTAAAAGCCAAGCAGACATATGTAAAAAGTCGCTAGACATATTACATAAAGCAATTGAAATGGACCCTAATAACGCTGAAGAATACCAAGCTGGTATTGCTTACACAGAAGGAGTTATGAAAGCATCCAATGCAATTGTAAAGGCCTTTGATGTGGTGTGTAAACCTTTGCCCGACGTTCCTAAAGAAAAAACGAAAGATCCTAAAAAGGAAGAAAAGCCAAAGCGTACACGTAAGACTAAAACAGCTAAAGAGTCTGCGCCAGTTGATAGCAAACCAACTATAGATGAAACGCAACCAACGGCTGAACCTAGTGTAGAAGAAAATTCGAACATCTTTGCCATGTTTGATGATTAAGGCGGTGGTGTTCTGTGGAAACTGTGTCAAGTTTATACATCAGTAAAATGTTCGATAGCATCATAATTGAAAAACATTATGATGCTGCTTACACAACAATTCACCATTGCGATTGCAATCACACATTTGGTGGCACATGGAACCGAAAATATAGCATGGGCTGCGGATATTATACAGGTGCGAAATATTATGTTTGCCCTAATTGTGGAACTCGCTCCGAACCATATGTTCATAAAGTAGTAATTGCATCTGATGATGAGGAACTATTTCCTAAAGAAATGTTTTTTGAAGTCGTTAATTGCAAAGACTTTCTCGATCTTCGTATTAAATATAAAGGAATCCAGCTATTTTGGGATGGAACATCTGAAGATGGCTTTTATAAAGAAGTCCTGCGTTTTGATTTCAAAGCCAGAAAAGCTTTTTATATCGATGAAGATAAGAGAAAACATGAGCTCACAGTCGAGTATATTCGTGAGTATGATAATCCGATTATGCCAATTTTAAAATACATAGGAAAATCCTATGCAGTTCATGGCGTTAATAAAGAACATTTGGCCAAACTATTCAAAAGTCTGCGCCTAACGTTTGAAAAACGCTTGTCAGAGCAGTGTGGATATAAAGTAAAAGATGTTTATATCCCACATTCGATTAGTGAATATGGCGGATATGGAATTTCTATGTTGGTTAATATGATTTTAAAGCTTAGAGCTCCTGATATGCCTGCTGTCACTAAAATTATTAAAAGCAACATTAAATGGACTCCACGCTATTGGATGGGTTCCATAAGAGATCTACATTTTGATGATTCGATTTTAACTATGACTAAAAAGGGGACCGGATTCTTAGAAGCATTGCGAATTTATCATCGAGCTCCTGATAGTAAATTATTGCGTAGCATTATGGTTAATGACCCTATGATTGTTAAGTTATCAGATATGCTGAATGTTTTTAAAGACGAAAATAATCGAAGGACAATATTGACGCTTAATCGAGACAAAGGGTTCGATGATGTATCTGCGAAAATAATTAATGCAGCTCATTTAGATGAGAATATGGGTGTTAGGTCTCAAAAAATCTTTAATATGTGGATTGGCCTTTCCAAACGATATGGCGAACGAAATTTATTGCGGTATTTGTTAAATGTCACTGCATCAGATATCAGGGATATCGTTAATATGTACAGTCAAATAAATGGTAAGTATATAGCTCAAGTTTGGAATACTGATTGCAAGTTAAAAGACTTCCATGATGTTGTAGTTAATGTTTACAACAAACAAGAGTACGGTGACGTAATTCTTCCGGAAATTCCTCAGCTACAAGCTGATGTAAACGGAATGCACTTTATGATTCCTAAGACTGCAGCTGATTTAATGACTGCTGGTAAGCGGTTAAAAAACTGTGTTGGATCATACCGAGATAGAGTCATGAAAGGGACTACCGCAATAGTGTTAGTTACCGACGATGCTATGAAGCCAGTTGCGTGCCTAGAATTGGCCAATAAGGGCAAGAAGAAAGGCCGTCAAATATTCGACTTAGTGCAGGCGAAACTCTTTGCTAATGAAAAGCTAAAAAAGAATGCTCAAATTAATTCGACGGTCATGAAATGGGCTAATCAATTAAAGATTGAACCTCATACTATCGATGTAGATGCCACTGTTGTATAGGAGAATGATATGAAACTCACAAAATTAGAATTACTAAATTTTAAAGGGCTAAAGTCCTTTGCCATAAATATTAATGGCGATGTCGTAATCCGTGGTGATAATGCCACCGGCAAAACGACTGTATTTGACTCAGTGTGTTGGTTACTATTCGGCAAAGATAGCCTAGATAGGGCTGATTTTGAAATCAAAACATTAGATGGGGGCGAACCTATCCATAAAGTTAATCATGAAGTAACAGGAACCTTTACTTTGGACGAAGGGGGCACAGTTGAACTTAAGCGCGTGTATCGTGAAAAGTATTCATCCCCTCGTGGTGGCGAAGTTACCCTCACAGGTCATACGACAGATTATTTTGTCGATGGTGTACCTAAAAAAGAAAAAGAATACAAAGAAATAGTTAGTTCGCTTATCGATGAAAGCATCTTCAAACTTATCACTAATCCTTTATATTTCAATGAGACGTACTCCTGGCAAAATCGCCGTAAGTTACTCTTGGAAATGTGTGGTGACATTGACGATGCTGCTGTAATTAATAGTCGTGAAGATTTAAAACGTTTAGCAGAGTTATTAGATGGTCGGACGGTTGATGATCAACGAAAAGTTATTGCTAGCAAAAAAACGGCTATTAATAAAGAACTGGATATGATTCCGGTTCGTATTGATGAAGCTGTACGAAATAAACCTGAAGTTATGGCTAATAAAGATAAACTAATCAGTGATATTAAAACTTTATCAACTGGCATTGATGATGTGGAAAAACAAAAAGCCATTATTAAAAATGGGTTTAGTGCTACAGAAAAGCAGTCTAAAATTCGTGATATTAATCGTCAATTAGATGTTAGACGTTCAGATGTACTATCCGATTACCATAAGCGCAAACAACATTTGCGCAGCGAGTACGAAACGGCACTATCTAAATTAAAGGCGACTGAAGCTGAAAGAGATAGATGTATGGATAGAAGCAACGAGCTTAATAAAGAAATTGAGCGAGAAGCCAAACGCATCGAAACTCTAACGTCTGAATTCGACACATTTAACTCTCAGCAGTTTAGTAAAGAGTCTTGCCCTACTTGCGGGCAGCAATTGCCGGCGGATAAACAGGAAAAACTCGAGGCAGAATTTAACGCTAATAAATCTAAAAAGCTTGAAGAATGGAAAGGCCTTATCGTTAGTGCTGCTAAGTTAAAAGAAAACTACGAAGAGCAGCAAAAAACTATGATATCAAAAGCTGACGGCTTAATAGATGACATTACCCTACAAAGCAAGGAGCGAGATATTAAACACGAAGAATATGAGGCATGTTCTGAACCTAATATCGAAGATGATCCTACGTATACCGATTTAAAAGCACAATTATTTTTGCTCGAGATTGAAGAGGGACCAGGTGCAGACACTGAAGAGCTTTCAAGACTTGATAATGAACTTTCTTCTTTGAAATTTAAAAAAGCAAATCTCGAGACCGAATTGAATAAATTCAAATTGATTGATGACATTGAAAATCGTGTTATCGAATTAGAAAACCAACAACAAAAACTTGTTGCCGAAAAGAACGAACTCGATGAAGCATCATATCTGATGGATGAATTTGTAAAAGCTAAGGTTGATATGCTTGAAGAAAGTATTAACGCAAGGTTTAAATTAGCTCGTTTCAAAATGTTTAACGTTATGCTAAACGGCAATGTCGAAGAATGTTGCGAAACTACCTATAAAGGAGTTCCGTATCGCAGCATGAACAACGCAGCACGCATTAATGTAGGCTTAGACATCATTAACGCATTGACTAACTATTTCAAAGTTAATGCTCCGGTGTTTATCGATAATGCGGAAGCGGTTACAGACTTTATCACTACTAATAGTCAAACGATTAAGTTGATCGTTGATGAATCGAAACCGCAATTAACTATCGAGGAGGTGTAGTTATATGAATGATTTACAAATTTTTAAAAATGATACATTTGGCCAAGTTCGTATTTTAGAAAAAGATAACGAATTATGGTTTGTTGCAAAGGACGTCGCTGATACGCTCGGGTACCAAAACGGTAGTCGAGATGTAAACCGACATACTGATGAAGAAGATAGAATAAAAACAATGGTGTTTGATGGCAATCAAAATAAAGAAACGATTTTGATTAATGAAAGCGGATTATATTCCCTGGTATTATCCAGTAAACTACCAACAGCAAAACAATTTAAACGATGGGTTACGTCGGAAGTAATTCCTCAAATTCGTAAGACTGGTGCTTATAGCATGAATATTCCGAAGTCGTTGCCTGAAGCTCTTAGAGCTTACGCCAACGAGGTGGAATCGCACAATGCTACCAAAGCTATCGTCGCTCAACAAGAGCAGCAGATAGCAGAATTTAAACCGGTTAAGGATTACGTTGATAAAATCTTGTCTAGCAAATCCTGCTTAACCATCACACAAATTGCCGCTGACTACGGCATGAGTGCTCAAGAACTAAATAAGATTTTGCATGAAGCTGGTCTACAACGTAAAGTCGGTGATCAATGGATTCTATACAAGCAGCATATGTCTAAGGGCTTCACTAAATCTGAAACCTTTACATTCTGCAGAAGTGATGGTCGCCTAGACTCTAAAATCACTACTAAATGGACACAAAAGGGCCGTTTAGAAATTCATAATATTTTATCTAATTTAGATATCCACGCTGTATGCGAAAACGTGGCATAGGAGGTACATAATGGCAAATGAAGTAGCTGTAAAGCAACATACAAATTTACCTGGCTTTCAATCTGCAGAAGGATTTGAATTATTACAACGACAAGCAAAAATGTTTACACATTCTACGTTGGTCCCTCAACAGTTCCAGGGTGAACAGAATATGGGAAATGCTATTATCGCATTGGAAATGGCGACGCGAATGAACGCTAGCCCATTAATGGTGATGCAAAATTTATATATCGTATATGGTAACCCAGGGTGGTCAAGTAAATTTCTAATTGCAACATTCAATCAATGTGGCCGATTTGAAGCTATTAAATATAAACCTACTGGCGAAAAAGGAACAGACTCTCAAGGTATTATTGCATACACTCGCGAAAAGGGTTCAGATGAAATTATCGCAGGCCCTGAAGTAACAATCGCATTAGCCAAGCAAGAAGGCTGGTACGACAAAAAGGGCTCTAAATGGAAAACTATGCCGGATCAAATGTTACGTTACAGAGCTGCAGCATGGTTGATTAGAACTACAGCGCCTGAAATTTCAATGGGGTTACAAACTGCAGATGAAATTATCGATGTTGAAGGAAAGGTTATTGATACGGCTGATATAGTTGCTGAAACTATTAATCAAAATGCTAATAGCGAAGTAATCGATATTGAACCTACACCTACCAGTGAATTTGTAAATCCGGAAACTGGCGAAGTAGTCAATATGTTTGGTGATTAATTGTGATTAGTATTCAAGCATTCGGTAGTAGCTCAAAAGGGAACTGCTACCGAATTCAAACCTCAACCAATGGTGATGAACTGCTACTTGATGCAGGGCTGTCTTTTAAAGAAATTCAACGGTATTGCCGGTTTAATTTCTTACACCTATGCGGCACGTTGCTTACACATCAACATGGAGACCATAGTAGATCCGTAAATGATCTATTAAAGCTAGGTCACCGGGTATATATGTTAAAAGATACTGCAGACGCATTATATGTAGCAGGGCATCATAAAGCCATCTATATTACGCCTAAGGTTCAATTTACGATAGGTAATTTTAGTATTCTACCTTTTGAATTAGAACACGACGTTCCTAATGTTGGGTTTTTGATTTCTGACGGTGAGGAGAAGCTGTTATATATTACCGACACCTATTATTGCCGGTACACATTTAAAGATGTTGATCACATCATGGTTGAATGCAACCATTCCTATAAAATACTAAATCAACATGTAGAAGCCGGTTACCTGGATGAAAAACGAATGGAACGATTAATTCAATCTCACTTTTCCTTGGAGAATGTTATTAAATTCTTAAAGTCAATGGACCTAACTAAATGTCAAGACATACGGCTACTACATTTATCAGATAGTAACTCAGATGCAGAAGCATTTAAGCAAGCTGTTCAAGCTGCTACTGGTAAATTCGTAATCGTAGAACAAGAAAGGAGTCCCTTATGATTATTAAATCAATAGCAATCACAGATAACGATATCAGCATTGCGTATCAAAAACCATCTGCTACAGGTCTTACAGATGTATTCACGCTAAAGTCTAAAGATGATCCGCGTCCTGAGCTTCTGCAAGCATTCAGTAAACTGCAGTCTATTGTGAAGAAAAATTTTGAATTTCTGGAAGAATTTAAAATCCCATTTTTGGTAAATACATTTAAATTTAAGTATGATGACGTTGAAGGTCTTATTAACCAGGTTGGTGTTGAAGGTATCGTGTCTGATATGAACACGCCTAACAAATTTAAATTCAAAACGGGCTGGTTAAATGTTGAATATGCAGACTCTACATTTGCTATCTCAGTCCAAGACTTAATCGATGAATGCGTAAGGTTTATTATGGGACGTCGAGCCCAGGATAATTTATTTAATGACAGTGAAGAGTGATAGATATGGCGAAAAATCAATCATACTACTTTAGTCATGACATCAATGCGAGTAATGATCCTAAAATCGCTGCTATGATTTCAGAATTAGGAATGATTTCATATGCCTGGTGGTGGGTATTGATTGAAAAATTAGCTGCAGCAGATGACTATAAATTGCCACTAAAAAAATATACATTCGTCGCTTTGGATAATGAGTTAAGGATGAATAATGAACAAATTTTAACAAGTGTTCAACAAGTGTTCAACAAAAATCAACACGTGTTGGAACAAAATTCAATGTGTTCATTTTGTTCATTTTTGTTAATTTATTTGTTGATTCATGACTACGAATTATTGGACTGTGATGACGAATATTTTTGGTCACCCAGCTTAATTCGAAGATTTGAGTTTAAAAAAGTGAAAGAGGAAACTATCCGCGAAAAACGTAGGTTGGCGGGCCTTAAAAGTGCGGAATCTCGAAAGGCAAAAAAACAAAATTTAACACATGTTCAACA